ACTATCCTATTTTCAACACTATTCACCTTAGCACCATTTTCAAATAAAGTATATCCATCACAAGTATTCAAATAATAAACTGCAGTGGTTATATCTGGATAATCAATATGAAAAGCATCCTCATGTATTAACAATTTCTCTGTTTTAGGATTTAAATTTACTTTAATCCTAACAAGAGCTGCCATATTTAATTTTTCTCTAAGAAATGATACATGCTGCCAAGTAGAAGTAGGCAAATCATTTGCATAAAAAGTATGAACAAATTGTGCTATTTTACTATCAGTAGTAACTAACCCAAAATACCAAGGAAAACTAGTCGATGAAATATAGTCTCTTAAATTTTTAAACTCTCCTTCACTTAAAAAATTATCAATAACTTGCATAATTAACTTGGAGGAGTTGGCCAACCAGAATGAGATTTATTAGTTGCTTTAGCTTCAGCCATTGCCTTTCTAGTTGCTTCGTCTTTATTTGATGGAAGATCTCTTAATACTTGACGATATGTTGCCCATTCAGTTTTCTTAGAACTTGATAATGGAGAATCATTTGCTTGCGTCCAATCACAATCTTCGAGTATAAATCTTCTTTGTCTTCTAAATTCGTTATCCCAATCTTTATCATCCAATATAGCTTGATCTGCTGCTGCTTTTGCCACTAATCTCAATCTTTCATTTTCATGATGAGTTAATGCAGGTTCGTATATACCCAATGAAGTTATACCCACATTTCCTCTATAATCTTTATATTGAATTTCCCCAGAAGATCCATCCCATTGAACCGCATGAACTTCTGTTGGAATATAACTCCAATCAGTACTGATACCAGAATATCCTGTCGTACCAACACTTATAAATTTATCTTCGGGAACAATAGTTAATTTCATTCTTCGGACTCACTCTCTTCTAGTTCCAATTTATTTATTTTATCATCTATTGTTTTTACGTCAATAGGTGCTATTGGTGATTGTAGCATAACTGAAGCAACTTTTTTAATAAGTTTTCTATTTTCTTCATTATCCCTAACACTTTCATTTCTAGCAGATTCAACAGCAGCACCAGTTTCTCTTTGCATCTTTGAATTTTCAATTAGCAGCATAGGCATCCAAGTAACTGCACATCCCCATTCATCAACATCTTCACCAGATTGTGGATTGGTTCCTCTAAGATTAATAAACCATTCACATTTAAGTCCCATACATTCCTCACCAATTAGAGGACACCAATGTTCTCGTTCAAGTTTCATAAAATTAATCCTTTGATGCTATTATAACATCAGTATACCGAACATTCAAGTTAAATGATGGTTGTGTAAATCCATGACCGTGACTAGCATTACCACCTTCATATGCAGTAGTGTCATTAAACGTAAATGCATTATTGTCCCAGTCATTACCTTTGTTAGAACCTGCAATATCATTTGGATTAGCACGATTACCATTATTCTCAGCAAAGAATCCATTATCAAATGAATGCCTATGACCAGGTATTTGGTTAGTTGCTAGTATATGTCCCTGAACTGCACCACCACTAGTGCTCCTAGAACTATTAAAAGCAGTAGTAAAATCATTACCACCACCCTGATCACCACCACTGGATCCACTTACAACTCTAAGTGCTCTATTATTATTTGTTGTAGATTTTGTCCATCCAGTAGGAGCATTCTGCTGATGGAATAACATTCTAGTTCCAGAAGGGAATGCATTTGGAAGACCTTGATTACCTTGAGCACCCTGAACACCTTGATGTCCTTGAGCACCAGTTGCACCTTGAGCACCAGGAGCACCAGCACCAGAAGAACCTTGAACTCCTTGAGCACCCTGTCTACCTTGAGCACCTTGAGCACCTGGAGTACCAGTTCCACCTCCAGCACCTTGAACACCTTGATATCCCTGAGCACCTTGTCTTCCTTGTGGACCTTGAGCACCAGGAGCACCCTGAGCACCAGGAGTTCCATTAGAACCACCAGCACCCTGAATACCTTGATGTCCTTGATATCCTTGTGCTCCCTGAACTCCTTGAGAACCTGCATTACCATTGTTACCAGGAGCACCTTGAGCACCTTGAACTCCCTGTGCACCTTGAACTCCTTGAGAACCTTGAGTTCCTACACCACCAGCACCTTGAGCACCTTGAACACCCTGAGCACCCTGAACTCCTTGGTATCCTTGAGCACCTTGAGCACCAACATTACCTTGAGATCCTTGTGCTCCTATATCCCCTTTATCTCCTGTTCTGGCAAATGTTATTATTACATCTTCCATATTACTAAATGAACTTGCACTACCAGAAACATGAGCACAATTTACTTTAAAGTATCCACTCGCCTCAGTTAATCCCGAAATAGTAAATAAAGCAAAATCATCAGCATTCAATTTATTAGATATCCTAAAATGCCCTTTGATTGTAGAGGTAGAATCATCTATAGTTCTTAAGTATGGTTGTATATCAGTATTCGTATCACCACCATCAGTATCATCAATATACAGTAGAGTTGCCAATGTCACATTAGCATTATTAAGTTTTAATGTACCTACACCTGGATCAGAGTCTGCTGTATTAGTTAAGAATTGATATTCAAAAGTTGCTCCACCAAAGTTTCCTTCAGCACCCTGAACTCCTTGGTGTCCTTGAGCACCCTGAGCACCAAGAGCACCTTGAACTCCTTGATATCCTTGAGCTCCAGTTGCACCTTGAGCACCAACATTACCTTGATGACCTTGATGTCCTTGTGCACCCTGTGCACCTTGAACACCTTGAGAACCTTGCACACCTTGAAGTCCCTGATGTCCTTGAGCACCCTGAACACCTTGAGCACCCTGAACACCTTGAGCACCTTGAACTCCCTGATGTCCTTGAGAACCCTGAACTCCTTGAGCACCTTCTGGTCCTTGAGATACTGTAACCCACTGAGAACTAGTACCATCATCATAATAGATTTGAAGTTCCCCAGTATCAGTTTCCCACCATAAATCACCATCAAATGCTCCTGATGGTGCAGTTTCTGACAATGTAACTCCAGAACCACCTTGTCCCCAACTTACACCTGCACCAGTTGCAGTAAGAACTGAACGTGCAGTACCTACTTGTCCATGTATATCAATTATCTTACTGTTTAATTCTATTGACTGTTGGAATGTAGAGAATCCAGTTACATTCAAATGAGTAGTACTTGTAACTCCAGATACAACTAATGCTTCACCTGGCAGTGTAGAACCTATACCTACATTCTTACTTGTATGAATACCAGCACTACTGACTGCCCATGTTCCACCTGCACCTACACCTATTTGTCCTCCACCAGGACCAATAAATGTTCCATGAAACTCTGTTGCAGTTACAATACCTGTTCCACCAAATATAGCATTACCACCAACTGCTAATGCAACTGATGCTATGGTAGTGGCAATACCAACATTTGATGTAGTATGAAGTCCAATAGCATCTTGTACCCATAATGTACTGTCTACCTGACTATTAGCATTAGCAGAAACCCATTGTTCACTATTACTATCAATATAGTATATGTTCAAATCACCTGCTATACTATCCCACCAAAGATCTCCTTCTACAGCATTTGGTGGTGCAGTTGGTGCAACTGTTGCTTTTGCATCAACAGAACTTGCCCATTTAACACCAGAACCAGTAGATATAAGAATAGAACTAGCAGCACCAACATTATTTGTACTATCTCTCAATACACCAGTTAATCTCATACCACCTTGGATATGTAAAGATTCTGATGCTGAACTGGTTCCTATACCTACACGATGATTAGTGCCATCATAAAAAAGTCCAGCAGCACCAGCAAAATCACCAGAAGACTTGAATTGAACTTGTCCATTCAATCCAGGAGCAGATACTGTAATTGTTGATATTGTTCCACTTGCAGTTGCTGTTACGGCAGAACCTACAAAGTTTATTTTTGATACTGTATTCGCAGTTCCTACAAGATTTCCTTCATCAAATATAGTAATACCATTAACAAGAGTTGCTGGAAGATCTGGTTGCCAATATCTATCATATACATTTCCATTAGGAACTGTAACTAACTTATAGTAAGTTCCTGAAGCTGGAAGAGTCTTTTCACCTACAAATCCTAAATTAGGTTCTGCTTCACTTGGACTGAGATAACGATGCCTAGTTGTACTCAGACCACTATTATTGGATACCTTAACCCTACCACTTAAATATCTTTGAGAAAGTTTACCGTTTCCTTCCATATTATCCCGTACTGTTCTCTAGAATACTTGCAATGAATTCCATTTGAAGTGGACCTACCATTCCACCACTAGGAGACTTGCCAACATGAACGGTTATACTATCTGTAGTTGTAGTTCCAATACCAACTGAGGTATTGTAATATGGATCTGTTGAACGTGGATATGAATGCTTAGTAGAATTACCATCCATAGCACAAGTAAATGTAAATCCATCATTTGCTAAACGAATAGATGCACCCTGCTTGGCAATACAATTAGCAAGAGAAGTTTGATAATAATGTGTGGATGTATTAGAAGATGCTCCAACATTAACTCTTATTGTATTTGCATTTATAACTGTGACTATCAACCACTTATTATACCAAGGATCAGTTTGTCTTGGATATAGATGAGATGTTCTTCTTAAGTCTTTATCACATGTAAAGGTTAAAGATCTTTCTTGTATTCTAATCTTATCACCAACAACAAAACTATGTCCAGTAATTGTCAAGTCTAATTGTCCTGTAGTAGGTGTATAAGATGCTCCTGTTATACTATGAAGTGTCTGTCCACGTAAATTATATCCAGCAGGAATTGTTAATTTTAAATCCCCAGTATTAGAATCATAGAAAACATCAGAAGGATTGAAGTATTTGGTTGGAGTCTTACCTACAAATGCACTAATAGTTGTTGTAGTTGTAGCACCAATAGAAATTGAAGTATCATAATATGGATCAGTAGTACGAGGATAACTATGACTTGTTGTATTATTATCCATTGCACAAGTATATACTAATGAATTATTTCCAATCTTAATAGAATCTGCTGCAACTTTAATTCCACCACTAACACCAGATACAAATGTATGAGGATAGTTACCATCAGCACCAGCACTAGTAATATTTACAGTAAAGTTATTGGCATTAGTAATGGTTGTAATACCCACCCACTTTTTACTTTCAGGATCAGTTGCTCTTGGATACTTATGCTGCCCAACACCACCATCTTTAGTACATGTAAAGGTTAAAGATTCATCATCAAACCTAACTTTTTGTCCTACTGCCAATCCATGACTTGCAGAAGTAACCGTTAGAATACCCGTCTGAGCATCATAAGTTGTACCAGCCTGTGCAGTCTTAGTAGTCTGACTCCTATTAAGATTGTATCCAGCAGGAATTGTTAATACTAATTCTCCTGTTGATGGAGTATATACTGCTGCTGATGGAGTATGTGCTGTTGTAACAGAAGCACCGACATTTACAGTAAAATGAGTTCCTGCAGCACCAGCTACTGTTAAATTCTGTCCTTGTGCTGGATCACCTATACGAGGATATGCATGATTAGTAGCATAATTATCCATTGCACATTGGAAAAATATGGATGTATTAGCAATACTAACAGTAGCACCATTTGACAATCCAGGATTAGATGCAAAGCTTAATTTAAGATTTCCATTTGCACCATCATAATCAACATATACTGGGGTTAAAGTACCAGAACCACCACTCTGAATCTGTATACAACTTGGTGCAGCACTTACAAACTTATGTGTATAATTACCACCCATTACTACTGCACCAACAGATGTGCTTAATCCAGATTTATAGGTATGTGTATAATCACCACCAGTGATTGTTGAATTATTAACTGCCTTTACAAAACTATGTGGTGAAGCATTATAGAAATGATCTACAAACTGACCACCTGTACCACCAATAACTGAAGTAAATGTTCTTGAAGTTCCTACACTATCAACTATCGTATCAATAGTACTTGATTGTGGTGGATCTGGAAAGATTGTTGTTGTAATACCAGCATTACTTGAACAAGTAAATGCAATACCAACCATTGCTACCTGATCATTAACATTGAATCCATGAGCATTCATGGTAGTTACAGTAGCAATTCCACTATAAGGACTGTACTGGACATCAGTAATAGTACCAATACCAAGTTGAGTTCCTTGAATATAAAGTCTATCTAATGTTGTTGCTGTTTTTTCTAAAACTAATCTACCATCAACTAAAACTGCAGCATCATTTGGTGGTACTTCAATATCTTTTATAACTCTTATATCTCGTGTAATTCCTGTGCTTCTTGATTCTCTTCTATGAATAAAACTTACTGTTGGATATGTATTGATTCCTACATTAGATACTTGTGCATACAACAAAATAGCAGAAGTTCCTGTAGGTACTTCATATAGTTTCTGCTCTCCTGGTGTAACAGGAACAGCAATTGAAAGAAACTTATTGACTGGTGCGACTGCCATTTATTTCAACGCTAGTATTAAGGGGGTTAATTGTGCCTGGATGGCTCTGTTAAAGTCTCTTCCAGAAATTGTAGAAGTAGTTTGATCAATAGTCAGTCCTTCTCCGATTCTAAAATTACCTTTTTGATCCGTACTTGTGAATGGAACTTGTCCACCATTAATGGCAACAATCTCATTTTCAGGAATAGGCTCACCACCCTGGAAAGGGTTTGCTCTATTTATGTCGGTACCTGCACCGACGTATTCGAAGGAGTGAGAACTGGTGATTATTCTACTAATTCTACGGAACTCGATATCTGTTCCTTTTGCTATAGAATAAGGTACAAACTCATTCAGACTTAATGTAGATAGTCCAACAACTGCACTAGGTTCTGTAGCAGTATCAACAGTAAAATAAATTGGATCAGTAACTACTTCCAAAATTGCTGGAGTACCAGAACTAAGAGAAGTTGTTAATCCTATTGCCTGTGTTGGTCCACTTCCAGAGTTAGGTAAGAAGTTTCTACCACTAGCAATCACATCAACTGAAGTAATTGTTCCTGCAGCACTTACATTAGCAGAAAGTTCAGCACGAATACCTTCTGGTCCTTGTGGAATATCTACTATTATATTTGGTGGTGCTGATTGAATATATCCACTACCACCATCAAGAACCTTAATTGAACGAACTAACTGGAATGGTTGTGTCATTGTACCAGTAGCAGGAGAATCTGCAAAGTCATCTAAATCAACTTTAAAGAATGCTGCCTGTCCATCAAATGGTTTTCTAAAGTTATTGGAGGTGTCCTTAACATCTGCCAATAAGAAGGAATCCTGTTCAGCAATAGATGTTGATGTTACAACTCCAGTATATTCTGTACTACTAACACCATCAGCATATAATCCAAATACACCAAATGATGAGTTGGAGTTTGTTAAATCACATTGTCCACCAGTATCAGCATAAATTGCTTTCTCACATGAAATAGTAAAGATAGAAACTAACTGAGCATATCCTCTATTAGTCAGTGAAACACCAATACCTGCTTCATTATACTGAGTAAAGGAGTCACAAACCATACTCTTCAAATCTTGTCCTAGATTAACTGTTCCTGTATAATTTGAAGATACATGATTACCATCAATCTTCATACCAATACTACCAGTCATAAAGTTAGTACAGTTTCTAACATATGGACTCTTATATCTACCACCAAAAGCAGGATTACCTTTTCTTGGACCTTCGTTTGCTGGTCCAAGTGCAATATATCCACTTACTGCTTTCTCTGCATTAGTCAATGGTGGGAATGCTACTGCTGCACCTGTTACTAAGGTACCACTTGTAGAACCAGCAAAGTTTAAATTCTGTACTAGACATCCTCTTCTGACATGGAATACATCTTTGTCATCATTATTAGGAACAACAGTTACCAATCTCAAATCTTCACCAGAGACAGCAACATCAGTTCTTAATCCAATTGGATTCTCCTCATGATAAACACCAGAACGAACAATAATAGTATCACCTGCCTCTGCTATTGCTGCCGCACCACCAATACTTCTCTTCGCATCACCTTCCAATAAACCACTATTAGCATCATTACCATCAACAGTAACCCAGATAGCATTATTAGTTTCAACACCTGGTGGTCTCCATGATACTCCAGTTCCTATTGATGATAAACGATAATCAGTCTTACCTGCAGCAACACTATTATTTTTATCAATTAAAGCACCATCCAATTCTAATGAACCATGAATTGTGGTAGCAGCACCTACTGTAAGTATTCCTACAATGTTTACAGAATTAGTTGCTGCATTATATTTGATTCCTGCATCAACTCTTAATGTTTGTCCTGTTCCTACAGCAGTATTAATCGCATCATCAACAAAAGTTATATAAAAATCTTTATTCGTACCAGTTAATGTTGTAGAAACAAATGTAGTAATACCAGCATTCTCTACAAAACTGGAAATACCTGCTCTATCAGCATAAGTTGCAAATCCTGCTCTATGTGCATTAGTAGCAAATCCCGCTACAGCAGCAAATGTAGATATTCCTGCAAGATCTGAGAATGTTGAGAATCCAGCATTGTCTGCAAATGTTGAGAATCCTGCTCTATGTGCATTAGTAGCAAATCCCGCTACAGCAGCAAAAGTGGATATTCCTGCGTTATCAGCAAATGTAGTAAAACCAGATCTAGTAGCATTAGTTGCAAATCCAGCAGTTAAAGAATATATTGATGTTGTAATTGTACCTGTAGTAAATCCAGTAACAATTAAATCAGAACTTATAATAGTAGATTCTGCAACATCCAATCTACCATTTAAGATTGTTCTGTCACCTACAGTTAAAGTACCATCAAGTTCAGTATTACCATCTACATCTAAAGTACCATCAACTTGTAATTTACCATCAACGTTTAAATCACCATCAATATCAGCATCATCAGTAACCAATAATTTTCCAGTTACTTTTAATTCATTATTAGTATCAGCATCTCCACCAATACCAACATGTCCTGTTGTATGGATCCCTGAACTATTCCTAACCCAATTATCAGTAAAGTAAATATTTGCAATATTACTATTACTAGCATCAATTTGTGCATCAACTAAATCTCCACCACTACCAGTTCCGTGGAAGTTAAGTGTAGTAAATGAACCAACACCAAGATTAACTCCTTCATTTTGAACAAATACACCTTCAACTGGTGCAGGAGGAGGAGAAACCCATCTCACACCATGAAGATCTCTACTTAAATAATACCCATTAGCACCTGGATAATTAATTGAGTCGTAAATATTTCTATCAAGTTTAAGACTACCAGCAATATCCAGCATCTGCTCTGGTCTAGTGCTTCCAATACCAACAGAAGAACCAGCAGATACAATTATAGATCCACCAACATCTAATGTTGCAGAATCTTGTGGTATTGTTGAATTAATACCTACCCTATTACCATATACCTCTGGATATGCACTTAAAGTTTGTCCATTATCATTAACACCAACCCAAAGTCTTTTCTTTACATGCAGATAATCAAGATCTACAGGTTCTGTAAATGTGACAATACCTGCAAAAAGAGTACCACTATTAAACGTAATAGGACCATTAAAAGTACCAATACCAGTTGCAAATATATCTTTAAAATTTGCCTGATGATTAACGGTTATATTGTCAAGTTTAAGATTATCAGTTCCTTCTAAATCATAATATAAGTTTCCATAAATGTATACATCACTAAAGAACTTAGCATCATCATTGGCATGTAACTGACTAACGTAAGTTGTATCTGACATATCTTATGAACCACCAAATCCTGAGAAATTTTCAGCAATACTTCCGAATTGCTCTTGTACATCACCAAGTTGTCCACTAAGTTGTTCGGATACACCACTAAGTTGTTCCGTTATAGCACCAGTATCAACAGACTCAATAGCACTTGTCAGTTCAGTTGGTATGCCACCAGAAGCAAACTTCTCAATAGCACCAGAGAGTTTATCTCCACCAACTTTAGTGCCTGAGAATACTCCTTTCATGAATGGATTAGGTGCCATATTACCGCAAATTTCATTACCACGTATTGTATTTCCCCTAAACTCAATATCATTTGCTTCCATTGTAATCTTATCACCACCTTTAATATTCATACTCTTACTAGCATCAATGGTAATATTATTTGCTAAAAGAGTAATATTTCCATTTTCATCAGCATGTATTTTAATATCACCTTTAGCAGCATGAACTAAAATATCAACTCCACCTGCTGGTTTGGAAGCACCAGCACATATTTCAATATCTTTATCAGCATGTACTTTTAATTTACCATCTTCACCATATGCAATAGAAGCTTTCTCATCCTGATCCGTCCAAGCATAATGAGTCACCACACTAGAACCACCATACCCATCAGAAGTTGGGTTGTTTACATCAACCCTATACTTGGGATATGCCTCTAAATAACGTTCTTGATCAGTTTTAGTTGACATTATGTGTTAATACAATCGATTACTTGCTTGATTTCTCCTTGTGGAGTTTCTGGTCGGACATCAAGATTTGCCTTTAAAATAGCACCAGATCCTGTTTTTGAATTTATGGTTAGTATGGGAAGTTCAGTTATATCTTTACTATTTATTGGGGTTACTTTGATGATAGAACCGAATGAAATTTGAGTATCATATTCATTGCCAAAATTGTCAGTAACAGTATCACCATCCTCATACCCATAACCAGGATTGACTATCGTTACAGTATCAATAATCGGAGGAACATCATCAGATATTGGATAATATAATCCTTCCGAAACAATATAAATCTCATTCACTTTACCATCTTTAATTGTTGCCCTTGCCACAGCACCAAATCCTTGTCCACAATTATCAACTATTTCAACGAATGGTGGGTACATATATGCATTACCAGGATTTGTCATCTTAATACCAATAACACTTCCAGTTTTCTTAGCCTGTCCCATAAAATTAAAATTACCAAAGAAAGGAACAGCTGATGCACCAGTTCCACCACCACCAAAAATGTTAATCTTAGGTGGTTCACAAACTTCAGGCAATGCGGAATTACATTCACTAACTGCATCACCAATACCTGATATTGCCTCTCCAGCTTCTTTAATACCACCAGATAAAAGACTAAATCCACCCATTATATCTTGAACACCATCTAAAGGAACACCAGCAATTGATGCTGCATCTGCCACTGCTTTTGCTATGTTTGCATCTTTAATAATTGAACTTAAATCAATAGCACCACCTGAAATCGGTCCTTGTCCTATTCTATAAGTACACGCACCTGTTGCTCCTACTGGTGGTGGAGGTGCAAGACAATCACCCATTCCTGCCATACCCAAAAGAGAATCAACACCACCTCTAAGTAAACCATCTACACTAAAATTACCCATATAACCCATCAATTTACCAATACCACCAAGAGAAGATTGCATTCCATCAGATATCTGTCCTGTAATCGCATTCATTAATGCACCAGTCGCTTGATCTCCTACACAATCAACATAATTAAAAACATTATCAACAACTGAATTTAATATCCCTTCAATTGAAGAACTCAGATTACCTATAACCTGATTAGTAAGACATGGTAAAAGTCCATTTAATGAACCAATAGGATTTATCATTGCTTCCTGTGCTGCTGTACCAAACTTATTAGCAATACCTGCAGATTTAGTTGCAGCAAAAGTTTTTGCATAAACATCACTATACATTGCCTTCAATCCACCATTCAACATAGGTGTCATTTGATTATAAACACTGTTTGTCATACCACTTACTAATCCAGATGCATTACCAGCCAAAGCAGCAGTTTTATCAGATACTAAACCCTTAACTTTATCTCTATAAAACTCAGTATTAACATCAAATTTAGATTTTAAATTGGTAACATCACCCACAAGATTCTGAACACCAACTCTCATCTTACTTATAGATTCTTGTGCCTGACTTTTACCACATCCAAGATGGACAACCTTACCATTAAATGAACTCATGGTAGCTCTATTGCCAGTACCACTCGATTCACTTACCTTGTCAGCATCTGACTGAGAAACCTGCATAGGTGACTCTGATTCTATCGCACCAGTAGATTCTGATGCTTTTAAAACAGTCTCTGTTGGTTTCTTAAGAGTCTCGGTATAACCAGTAAATGGTCTAAATGGAAGCGGTTCATCATCCTTTGCTACAGAAGAAGAATTTCCAAATGCACCCAATATCATTGGTATCTGAGCATTATCACCATCTAAGAAGAATCCTATTACAGTATCACCTTGTTGGAATCTAATTGTTTTCGATACTCCAGCAGAACCAGTTCCATGTCCTGGTGGTGAAATTACAGTTGCCCAAGGCAATTCTTCATCTTTAAGTTCTACATTATTATAAGGATGATACCCCATAATACGAACTTTATATCTGTTACCCCAACCTTTCTTATCCTTAGTCTGTGGTTTCTGAACTATATCAGGAGCAACCTGCCCTATCCACCAACGGAAACCATCTTTCCCAATAAAATTAGTGTTGAATAATGATTCTTCCATTATTTTCCTCCGTTATCATTATTTACACCATATAAACCGTAGGTGTCTCTCAATAACTTCATTGATGTTTCTGATTTCTCACTATCAAAATGGTGACATAACTCCTTAATCAAATACAAACCACTTTGCTCATCATCATATTCCTCACTTCCTGTACTAATTTTAGGGAATTGGCATTTGATAACATCACCTGCTTTCAAATTAGTATTCAAAGGAACTTGCATATGCAGTTCCTGAGTGAATAAAGTATTATATTTCATAATTGCCTGTGCTTGGTATCTCATAGGATCAGCATTCTTTTCCTTACTCACTTCAGTTTCTACAGTTCCTCTATCAACAACCATTGTCATTATCCTACTTGGTATATCACCTAAAGTTTCTTGAGCATCATTAGAAAGTGAAGGTAATTCCAATTCTTTTCCAAGATTTTTTACTTTACTTTTATATTTACTAAGAATAAATTTAGATTCTTCAGGAGTATTAAATTCTCCTGTGCCAAAATCAAATGTTGCCACATAACTAGCATATGCACCTACTTTTAATTTTTTAATTAGATCCTGATTCTTATTTGTAGAATACCTCAATATATTAAAATCATTATTCCTCTCTATATCACTCTTATTAATTTCAGTATAAGTATATGTTTCTTTCGGTTCTTGATTAATTAAACTATCAATAGATTTAAAATGATAACCATCTTGTGTCTGGAAAAATACAAATCCAGCACTTCCATCTTCTGATTTTTCAGGAACACCTTTAGATGCCAACCAAAGTAAAAGATTAAAAGGTTTCTTCAAATTACCAATAAATCCATATTTATTTGATGTTGGTTCAATATCCATTTCCTTCTCAGTCTTTAGATAATCAGTAAGAATCTTTTTTACTGATGTATCGATAGTAGAAGAAGTTGCAAATCGAATCGGAACTCTTACAGTTTCATTCGTAATTGCTTCTCTCGAAACTAAGTTTAATGTGAATGATTCTTTTTGTTGATTTGTAAGAACATTCGTGACACTTGAAACATACATATGATCTTTATATGTCTCAGAAAAATCCAATCCAGCATTCTCTTCAGTATTTGGAGCAATTTTTAATGACAATCTCTCTCCACCCCTTAACGGAAGTCCATTATATATTGATTGTAATGTACCATCTTTACCTGTAATTGTATCACCAGTATTGTAAACGACAATCTGTGCAGTAATGGTAGGAGAAAATATATCCTCATAGTAGTCAATAGAAACTACTCCAGCACGAATGTCAACATCTTGCGATTGATCATTTGCCTCTAGAGTAACTTGCTCAAATATGGATTTATTCTTTGCTGCCATTTATTTTTCTATACTGTTTAGCATTAGTTCAGTACTATTTACACTATCAGAATTATTCTGTTCTATAGGTGTAACTGAACCTCCCTGTAGTTGAGGAGGTTTAGTCTCAACAGGTACATCAACTGTAACAACTTTAGTTTTAGTACTACTATCAACCTTAAGATTAACATTACCGTTCTTGGGATTAGGTGTAATTGATTTAGGTGTAATTGATTGATTAGTTGTTCCTGTAAAACCACTTGAACTAAATTTAACTTTACTAGAATCTATACCAAAATCATTAAGAGCAGACTTGATCTTCTCTTTAGTATCATATTTTGTTGGATTATTCTCAAGCTCACTTCTAATGATACCATAAGTTCCTGCTGGAACAAGATTTTTATTATTATCTAATACAGTAATTGGATCAATTTTACCATTTGAAGAAACTGTCATTCCTTGATTCTTTTTCTCTTCATTAACCTCGCTATCAAGGTTATCCATATCTTTCTTAAGATTTTTCTCTTCACTCTTTGCTTTTTTCTCTAATTTATTAAACCCATCTTGAGACTTTTTAAATGTACCCTTTAATTTTTTATTTGCACCTTCAATCTTTTTCTTTTCAGCATCAACCGTACTTGTACTACCAGTAATAGCACCAACAAATTTACCGATAGAATCACCAATCATTGTGAAGAATTTCACAATACCTTTCACCCAAGACTTTAACGTATCAAAGACGGGTTTCAATTTTTCCATCCATTTCTTTAATGTGGAAATAATCTTTGGTAACACATTAATAATCCACCCAACAAATATTACAGTAATGAATTTAATTGGGTTAAATCCCTTCTTTGTTATAGATTTCTTAAACCTCGTCTTTACTGCTTGTCCTCCTTCTAATGCCTTTTCTGCTGCTTTTCTCTTTAATAGATTAGTTTTTCTTCTAATATACCTTTTCCGAAGTCTTTTATCAGACTTAAAGAATTTTTTAGCAAATTTTACATTCTTATTGGAATTAACTTTGGATCGAATAAATCTACTCCTCAATTTATTATTAGATCCTAATTTAAAACCACTCTTAGATCTACCAAAAAAACCTTTTGCTTTTATTGCCATCTATCTAACCTACCACTCCATATTGTGATTTTGCTTGCCAAGTACTATTACCAGAATTTTCACTAGGAATATAATCAACAGTAGTAGCAGTTCCACTAGCACTATTATTAGGCATTCCAACTTCTTTTTGTATTGGAACAACACTTATATTCCCCTCATTATTTGGTTCAGGTCCAATCTTAGAAGTAACATCAGAAGTATTGACATTAGATTTTACAAAGTTACCACTACTTGCTGATGGAGTTATAGTATCTGTATATTTCTTTCTAATAGCAGCTTCCTGCTCTTTCCATTTAGCATTTTCTGTTTTCCAATCTACCTTTTTATCTCCCCTTGCATCTCTATTTGCTATTGCATCTTTTTTCCACTGCTTCCTTGCTGCATCTACTTCTTCTTGCATAGATTTTTTAGTAGCATTTAATTTAGCACGTTCTGCCTCTACTTCTTGGAATAATTTTTCTTGCTCTGGTGTCCTATTAGTATGTTTGCCCATACCACTCTCATTCACAATTAAACCCTTTGATGTCATTCCAGCATCTCTTAGTTTTTTATCCAGTTCCTTATGCCTATCCGTAAACTTTTGTCCACCAGTTGCTTTATTCCTACCCCATTTCCAAAGTGCTCTTATTCCCATAATTGCACCACCAATTCCAACTGCTATTAATAATGCAGTTAATGTAACTGGATTAAACAATAATCCTGCTAATACACCAATTAAAGAACCTATACCAGCAAGAACTGGACCAATACCAGCTGCAGCAATTAACATCAAACTACCAACTGCTGCCAAACCACCCAAAAGTTTCTTTCCAATACTGTTTATAGCATCCTTATTACCAGAAGCGAATGCATTAATCAATTTCATTGATTTATCTGCAAACCATCCAGCAATGGTAAACATAAAGAATTTCTTTATACCCTCCAAGAATCCTACAGATTCCTTTCCTTTCTTCTCAACAGAACCATCAGTCTTCTTTATAGCATCTGCATCATCTTTTTCAAGAGCACCTTCTGCACCCTCTTTTTTAATTCTCTGTTCTTCTAATTCTCTTTGCTTCTTCTCTATTTTTGCCTTATCTTTCTGAAAATCAAGAATTGCCTTTTGTCCAGACTCTAATGCCCCAATGCGATTATTAATATTAGCAATACTTGATTGAAAATCTCTATTTTGAGATACTAATGCATCATTTGTTATTTCTACTTGTTTTACTCTAGCCGACAATTTCTCAACTGGGCTTACACCATTAGAGTTTGCACCAAAATTTTTAAAAGAAAGACTAGTCTTCTTCAATGTTGGTGTTGCTATATTAGGGAAAGCAGTTTGATTAATTGCCACTTGCTTGTTCTTGCTTTGCTTTTAAGTTTTCTTCTTCAATGTACTGTTGCAGAAGAGATAGATAGACTTCTCGTTCCCAAGGAATCATATTTTCTAGCTCAGTTAAGCTATATTTATGATGTTGCATCAAGGCGAAGTTTACCTTATAGTATGACTCTAGGTTTTCATGAGCCATACCTACCCGAAAAAACTTTGTAGTCCCTCCAGTAGGATTTCATTTTCAACTTTAGTCTTAGGATTTACAACTTTAAGAGTATGAGACAATTTTGGCATTGTAGTGAAAAAATTCTCAACTTCTTTAAATTGCTTTGAACCCAATTGATCGATAAAATCAACTAATTCCTTAGTAGTACAGTCAGATGCAGTCCAAGATTCCTCTTCGGAATATACCTGTTCAATACAAGAAGCAATTAACTTAAATGTATCATCAATGTCCATATCAGACACATCAAAGTTGTTTTTGATAAACTCATCCATAGAAGGATATTTCATCCTAATGGATAATGTATCATCTATTTTAATATCTCTTGTATGCTCATCAGAAGTAACTATTTTGATATCATCCAAATTAATTACAGCAGGAACTTGAGTTACACCATCATCAGGACATGTAATCATAACTTCAACATCTTCACCAACTGATTTACCTCTAATATTCAAAAATAGATATTCAATGTCAAAAGTAGAAAGTTTCTCAACTTTAATACCTCTTGTTAATATGCAATTTTTAAGAACATTCTTAACTGCTTCAGTTATCTGTTTTGTGTCCTCACTCTCCATTGCTATAATAAGGAGTTTTTCCTCTTTTACAAGAAATGGGCGATATTTGACTTTTCTGTCAGATGAGGGTAATACCAACTCATAGGTTGGTGCGGTAATTTTTGGTAAAGGCATAATGTGTGTAGCACTTCAGTATTATTATTTATAGCACTTTTTTGAAAATCCTGTGGCTCCAAAAAATTGCGGAGTTTTTTTTCCCGTATATATGGAATAAAAAGTCGAATTTCGTTTACAGTGGACCTGGTGCAACTACTCCACCAGTATTAATGTTTGGTATATTAACCTGACTTCTAGTTAGTGTTCTGTTATGAGAGTTACCTCTATACAATGAGAAACTACTGTTCCTTCCACAAATATATCTATCAATAGAGAATGTAACCGATGCTCTTAGAATATCTGTCTGTTCATACGAAACAGAGATGTCATTCAATCCTCTAGGGAACAGTCCATAAAAAGTATACTCTAATTCTGCATTATAATCTCTATCAAATTTAATTATCTTTGTTTGATTTGATTTATATTCTTCTGGGTACATCATCCTAATATAATATCCATCTTTTGATTGATCCTCACCTGAACCACTTGCCATGAACTCTATCCAATGCTCAAAGAACTTAATAGTTTTATAATCACTATCAACCATAAACTCTGCATTAAGTTCAGTAAAGATTCTAGCAGTTGCCATCTTTTCCTGAATACCCATATAGTTTCCATCAACCATTTGTGTAGCATTACTACTACCAGGAAGAGAAATGTTACTACAAAGCAATCCTGCAGTCTCCCCTATGAATCTATACCCAACACCTCTTACATTAAGATGCTGTCTTAAAGGCAAAGGAAGTCCACCAAAAATAACTTGATAATGGGAAGTTCCCGCTAGTTTTGATAGCGTTGGTTTAAAATCTGATATCCTACGAGGTTGTACCACTCTAAATATTTACTATTATAATTGTATTTATTTATGGCTTATAAAGGTAAGTATAAAGTGAGATGTCCCTATAAGTATAAAGGAGATCCAACTAAGGTTATTTACCGTTCTCTTTGGGAACTAAAATTTATGAAATACTGTGATAGTAATATTAATATCCTCGAATGGGGAAGTGAAGAAATGTATGTCTGGTATAGATCTCCAGTTGATAATCGTCCTCATAGATACTTCCCCGACTTTTATATTAAAGCAAAGGAAAGCAATGGACAAATTAAAAAATATATTATTGAAGTAAAACCTAAGAAACAGACGGCACCACCAGCAAAACCAAAACGTCAGACTAAAGGTTATTTACGTGAGGCATTTGAATATGCTAGAAATCAGGCAAAGTGGAAAGCAGCAAACGAGTGGTGTATTGATAGAGGATTTGAATTTAAAGTACTTACAGAAAAAGAACTAGGAATTAAATGAGTCGCATAGCAGAAGTTAAAGAAAATATGATTGGAAAGGGTTCATCTGATTTGATGATGGAACTAATGGAAGCATGTAATGATACAGTCACACCTGTTCCTGATGCAGGAAAGTTTTATTTTTTTGTATATGCCCCTAAGACTCCCAACATACGTTACGATGAAAATCCTTTGGTTGCAGTGACTGATATTTTTTCATGGGGATTCCGTGGAATTAACTTTCATTGGGATAAACATAGAAATTATACATGGAATGAAGTAGTAGGACAACTCTATGAAGTGTATGATGATGAATTAAATGCACTGGATGCAATTCCTTTCGCTAACTTCCGTCTAAATAGTTAAAATTAATATATAAGGTCGATAAAATGTTAGGTGGGAAGTTATTTGATAGTAAAGATATGGGTCCATATACCGCTAAAAATCTTGATAAGATTAGAAGTGGTAAAGCAACTATAGGAGAAAGTGGAGAAATATCTAATGTTAATGAGGTAAAGACTAATAATAATACAATAACACAAGAAAAGAAACAAAAAAGTGGGGGTGTTAAAAATAGCAGTCCAGCAGTTAGTTTAAGATATCCTAATAATAGAATTGAAAGTAGCACTGACTACCTAGAGATAAAAATTGTTGAGTATACTCCTAACTCAAAATTAAATAGTTCAATAAAAGGTGGTCAAGCACAAACAAAAAAAGAAGGTAAGGTAGAAGGTGGAGGACTTAGTTCATCACAGGAATCAACTGTCATGGGTTCTTTGAAAGCAGGATCCAGAATGGAAACTGCAACTTCTAGAGCAAGAAAAGCAAGACCTCTAGCATATATTAATCTACCAATACCTCAAAATGTAGGTGATAATAATCAAATTAATTGGGACTCAGATACTTTAAATCCACTACAAGCATTGGGTGCTAACCTTGCTCTGACTGGAATGACAAATCCAGGAGCATTGTTCGCAAAGATGAAAGATATAAAAGGGTTTGGATCAATAGATGATAACTTAAGGAATGCAATCCTTTCTAAACTTGCTGGTTCTGCAGTGGGTGCAGATAGTTTAATGACTAGGGCAACTGGACAAGTATTAAACCCTAATATGGAAGTTCTATTTAAAGGACCAAATATCAGATCATTTCCTTTTCAATTTACTTTTGCACCAAGAAGTATGAGTGAGGCACAACAAGTAAAACAAATTATAAGGACAATAAAAAAACATTCAGCACCAAAAGGTGATAGTGGTAATGGTTTCTTTATTAAATCACCTGATGTATTCATACTCACTTATAAAAAAGGTAGTTCACCCCATCCATTCTTAAATGTATTTAAACCAATGGCATTAGAATCAATAACAATGAATTATACTGCAGGTAATACTTACTCAACATTCCATGATGGAACACCGACTGTTATGCAAATGACTTTACAAATGCAAGAACTGAATCCAATATACAGTGAGCATTATGATGAAGGAGAAGGACTACAAGGAGTTGGATACTAATGAGTTACTTTAGAGAACTACCTGATTTAAACTATCAGTCCCCATTAAAAACAAAAAACTCTTCACGTTCATACGTAAGAGTTAAGAATCTTTTTAGAAGAGTTAAACTTCGTGATGATTTACAGAATGTTTTTACTCTGTTTAATAAGTATCAAATTTCCGATGGTGCTAGACCAGATACAGTAGCAGAAGAACTTTATGGTGTTCCAGATTTGGATTGGGTTGTATTATTAACTGCTGGTATTATTAACGTACATAATGAATGGCCTCTATCATCAAGAGACATCTATAGATTTGCAGAAACTAAATATGGATTAGACTTGAATAATATGCATCATTACCAAACAATTTTAGTTAAAGACTCTAAAGGTAGAGTAATACTTCCTGCTGGTAAGAGAGTAGACTCTACATTCACTATGATAGATCCAGATTCTGCAACCTATGCAGATATAAGTCCTGCACCAGTAGTAGGAGTTTCAAACTACGAATATGAAGTAGAATTGAACGAAGAGAAGAGAAGTATATATGTACTAAAAAAGGAGTACTTACAGCAATACATGAATGATATGAGAAACATCATGCATTACGATAAGTCCTCCCAGTTTGTTAATAGAAGACTAGCTGAAACGGAAAATACTAGAAATACTTCCCCTTAATATCACTCCTCTGCTAACTTAGCAAAGTATGATAGTGCATCATCTTCTTCATCTGATGCAGCAGGTGTTGGTGTAGGTGCAGTCGCAGCAGCAACAACTTGCTCTGCAGAACCACGTCCTTCACTTTCATCCTCAAAAGATTCATCTTCAGCAGGACGTGCCTTGTTACCAAGAACATATCCAAGACGCTTCTTAAGATCTTCATAAGACTTGAACTGATCAGCAGCAACTAGTTCTGCAAGAGAGAACTCTTTCTTCCATAGTGCTTCAAGTGCATCATCATCATCCAATACTGGAGATTGAGCAGTGAACTCAGAAGAGTCATAGTTTCTGTAACCAGCAACGTTCTTTGCCTTCAACTTGAAGTTAGCACCTTGCCAGAAATCAAATGGATCAATTGCAGTTTCATCTTCAAACTCAGGTTGCATTGCAGCAGTTAGTTTGTCAAAGATTTTCTTACCATACTTGTATAAGAATACCTTACCTTCGTTCTCAGGATTTGCTGGATCCTTCACGACATAGATGTTACTGATGTATGTTAGCTTACGCTTCTGCTTACGAGCAGTCTCTTTACCAGCATCAGTGCCGTTGTTCCAGAGTTGTGTGTTGTACTCAGAGACAGGATCTTTTTGTCCTAATGTTGTCAAAGAGTTTTCAATATACCATCCACCAGTACCTTGAAAGGCATGAGAATATAGTTTTACAAACGGTAGATCCTCACCGTTAGGAGCAGGTAGAAAACGAATAACGGCATATCCATTACCGCTTTTGTCTACATCCAGTTTCCATAGGCGTTCATCTGAACCGCCATTAGTGTTGAGTTTCTCAACTTCCTTTACCAGTTTAGCGGTAAGAGAGCCAAGTTTAGATTGCTTTTTAAGATTAGCAAACGACATTTAGTTACCTCGGATTAAGTTAGATTTAATTGGATTGGTTTTATTATAACAAAGATTTAAATATTAGTCAACATACTGTCTCAGTTTTTCAATTGTCTGAGTCATTCCACTGAACAACACCTGTATATCAGTACCTGGTGGGAAACCCATAACCTGTATTGATTCTTGTAACTGTTCCTTTAATTTTTTCGCTTCATCATCCTCTGAAAGAGACAGTCGTGTGTACATCACACGTTGCCTTTCTAATAGTTCACTTAGTTTTTCAATGTGTTCTTTCTTATCTTCCTGAGAAAGATTAGGAAATTCATACAAATCTCCATAGACAAATTCTTGCAATTTATTAATTTCACGCAACTCATCTTGTACTATTTCAGAATCAAAAAAATCAGTCATTGATCATCTCTCTTAGAATTTTTTTATAAGGAAACACATTAATATTTATGAAGGGAGTATACTTCTTTATCTTCAAACTTACGGTTTCCCATACAGGATCTTTTAGTTTTTTATCAAAATCTTTTACGAAAGAAAAGACTTTTTCCAGTATCATAAACGTTTCTAAACTTATCTCTCCACCCAGATACTTTTTTAGAACTATTGGATGCTTGTTGTTTGAGCAATCGAATACTTCGTTCAATTTTTTGTTGGACAGTAATTCGTTTGACTGTTCTTTGAATAAGTAAGTCAAACTCTGTTGACGTTTCATCCATTCTGCGTAAGTTCTTTCGCCAGAATTTATTATTTCTCCAATCCATAAGTTTTCTGGGTTGTTTGCTGATACAAAATTAGATAATAAAAAATTTAATACTTCTTTGTCAGAGTATTTTCTAGAAGTTTTCTCAAACCAATACTTATCCTTTCGTTTATTAAAGGATGCCATAGTAGCACGAGACTTACCACCATACTTAAAAAAGTCATACTTACGATTAGTAAAATGACTTTTCATTGAGAGATAAGTTTGATAGGTTTCGAACGGTGTCACCTTCATTAAATAGGAAGTTTCGCCCTCGAAGTTCTCTTCATAAAGTTAAGACGGGTAGCATCCCACTTCAATCTTTCCTTCAAAGGTTTTGATATAAGTTTCGTTATTGATTCTACCTCAAGACTGTTCTTTTCGCAATAGTGTAAGATGGCATCAATGTAATTGAGTTCATCATTAGCAACAATCTTTTCGATTTCCATAGCAAATTTCTGAGGGGTTAAAAACTTACTCTCTATTGCTTGTTCTAATTCTTTAGTCGGTTCCATAGAGCTCCAGTTTATCTCCAACAAATTTCCTAATGTATTCACTAAGGAGTTTGATGTACTTTGCTTTGTCGTTTTCTTCATAGACTACGCATTCTCCGTTTTCACATGCCATTATAATGACTAATTTTTTAATGGGAATGTTCTTCATTTCATATAGCATACAACCATATGCCATTGCTTGAACAAAATAGTGTTCAATCCACTCCCGTGGTTTAGGTTTCTTAGATGTCTTAAAATCTATTATCGCTAACTCGCCATCATATTCTGCAATACAATCAACGGTTCCAGCAACTCCCAATTGCTTACTATATAGCGGTCCTTCCAGAGCGTATATATTATTTATCTTATTAAGTTCCCCCTTAGCAATCTTAAATAAAAATTCAGAAATTGGTGGAACTTCGGGAAGATTTTTGTTGTACAAATAATTCTCAGTAAGAGTATGCATATCAGTACCACGTTTGGTTGCTGCCTTAGTGATACGATCTGCTTCCTCATTACCAACTCTCTTACGCCAATTAACAAAGATTTCTTTATTGAAATGACTAGTTACAGATGTAATAGAAACTAATTTAATTAGTTCTTCTTCATTAGGAATTTTATAATACCTAACACCATCTATATGTTCTCTTTCAAGAGGTGTTAGGTCTAAATCAACATGATTAAACATTAAAGACCTGAATCAATTTTTGCGATAATGTATTCTTTGACAAGTCCTGAACGAACTATATCATCAACACTAAACTCTATTATATCAAAGGATGGCATTTTACGCAAGATGTTCATGAAGTCTACGATACCATTACGATCATTTGTTTTCTGCAAGTCTGTCTGACTAGCATCACCACAGAACATTATCTTACTATTCTCTCCAACCCTTGTCATTATACTATCAAGTTCATGGAAGTTTAAATTCTGGAACTCATCAACAATAACAATAGCATTGTCAAGAGTAGTACCTCTTAAAAACGAAGTACTCCAAAACTTAATTGTATCCTGTGACTTAAGATTTCCATATAACATTTCAAAGTCTGCATCAGATGGCATCTGAAACATGTACTTTACCATGTGCTTATAAGGAACCTGATATATGTCAGACTTATCCTCATAATCACCAGGAAGAAATCCTATTTCCCTAGTAGCAACTAGTGAACGTACAATATAGATTCTTTCATAGGGTGTATGATCATCCAATACATCCTTAAGTGCATTATATAAGGTAATAAAAGTTTTACCTGTACCTGCTGCACCATAAGCAACAAGATGTTTATCTGCTTTATAAGAATCAAATAAAACTTTTTGATTGTCAGTTATTGGTTCTATATCAAGAAGATAACCTGCACTAAGAGGTTTCTTTCTCCTCCTTTGTTTAGTAGTCAATCCAACCCCAATAGGTTGTTCTACTTTCTTTTTTCTTGGCATTAGATTTTCTTAACCGTAGCTCCTGGTTGTCTTGATGCTCTGTCTAATACTTCATTCCATCCAGGTTTAGATTTAACTAACTTATCTTTCCATTCTCCTACTTCTCCTACACCAGGACATGTACTTGGATCTGAAAAGTCTCTAAACCAATCTGGATTATCTTTTTTCCACTGATCCCAGTCATGAACACTCATAAACACTTCTTTCGTTTCACCAGTCTTCGTATTTCTAACAGGATATGTTGCCATAATAATTAAATAATGTAAAGATATTTATAGCCACTCAAGGGCTTCTGAGACTGCAGGGAACTGTTCGGTAAACACTTTCCTACATCCTTCTGCAATCACCATGTGCTCTTTCTGAGTACCATGTGCAGAACGTAAATTGATATAGTGTATCCAAGAACGACATGAACCAGTCATGTATATTCTAGTAGGAGTACAGAGTGGTAATACCATTCTAGCACACTCTTTAGCAACACCATCCTCAAGCATCTGATTATAAAGTGCTAGAGAAGAACTAAACAATGTATCCATCTGTCTGCTGAGTGACTCAACTAACTTAGGTTCCAAATCATCAGTAGAATTCTGACGGTTCTTTGTATCCTGCCTTCTCAATTCTGGCAATGGAATATCACCAAGTGCAGTACTAGCAGCATACCTTTGAGAGAACTCTTGGAATGTGAAACTTCTATGACGTAATATCTGTGCAGCAATAGCACGAGTAGTCTCAATCTCAAGAGTCATAGTAGACTGCTCAAAAACACTCCAATGATTATGCTTTATGCAATACTTTAATAGTCCTGCATATTTCTCATTGTCCTGATTAGATGGGTTAGATACTCTGGCAATGTATGCCATGAGTTGCTCCGCATCAGGAGTAATGCTTACAAGTTTTACGTTCATTTACCAAATCCTTTTGATACTTTTAATTGAGCAAGTTCTTCTTTAACTACTCTAAGTTGTGCTTTGATAGTTTTAATTTCCTCGTCACTATAAAGATGATCTTGCTTGAGTAATCTCTCAAGCATTTTAACAAGCCGTTTTGCTCTACCAGTCTCCATATTCTAGAAAATTTTCATTTCATATATTATAGCACAAAAAAAGGAGGGTAACAACCCTCCTCAATTAGTATTAAGTTCTTGGACTTAAGAACAAGGGACTGCCTTGCTTCTAACCTTGATACCACGATACATTAGATCATGATTTCTTAATTGGTTATGCTCTTCGATAAGAGCTCTACGATACTCATCGGTATCGTATTCGTGTCCACGATAAGTGACTTTTGCCATTGGCTTTCTCCAAAGTAGTAGGGATTTTACTCCGTTCCTTTAGTCGGCTTTTGCGTCTCCCGAAGAAGATGAACGAATCCGTTCCGAGTCGGCTTACTTGCGTCCTGAATGTATCAGGATGAACGATTGTGTTAATACTAACACATGTATAGTATATATGCAAGTAGGTTTACAATATTGTTACAAATCCTCACATACGAAAAAAATGTGGGGAATTTTTTTGCGTTATATTTGAAACTACTTTCGCTTTTTCTTTTTGGTAGCAGGTGATTGATAACCCCAGAGGTTTGGTTTGATTGTACCCATACCATACTCAATGGATTTTATACCACCCTTAAACTTATCCCAGTACATATCAAATAGAGTTACTCTTGAACCTCTAGTTAAATCAAAACGTTCCTTATCTTTATAAGAGTAACGAATGATATAAGAATCACTAGGTGCTTTTTTTATAGAGACATCTTCAATAGAACCATCCTCTATAAGAACTTCACACCCATACTTTTCTTTACTGGTTTGTCTTTCTTCAGTTGTCCATATTGGTTCTTTCTTCTCAGGTTTTTTTAATTCCTTTTCTTGTGCGACTGTCATGGTTTATCTCTCCAATATATGTCTGGATATGCTTCCTCTACAATCTCTCTAGTAATCTTATACTTATCAGAAAGTCTCTTATCCTTAACTAGACAAATGATTTCTGCTTCTAATGGATGAAGTCCTTGAAGTATATTAATAAACATAGACTCTCTACGCATATTATTCAAACCATCATTACCACCTTTAACAAAGTGATAGAAGTTCTTAACCTCTCTTCTTATAGTAGTTCTACCTTGTTGATCTGATACACCCATAGAGAATGAACCAGTCTCATGCATGGCACGAATATCTTCCTGCATCTTTGTAGATAAAGTTCCACTGTATGAATTCTGATCATCATATGATTGATAAGGAACATCACCTTCTGGTAGCATAGATTGAACTACTGTATCAAAGTTCCATAAGAATATAGTTCGTAGATGAAACTCATCATACTTCCTTAGAACCTGAACTTTCTTTGCCTTACTCTTTTGTTTTGATACTAAATCAAGAACCTCAAATACAAAAGGTTTTCTTGGGAGATCAGGAATTGGAGCAGCTTTCTTAACTACTCTTGGTTTCCTAGTCGTTGTTGTCTTCTTCGCTGTCGTCATAATTGTTTTCAAATCTAAATGCTACGATTTCATCTGGAACTAAATTGCCTAGTTCATCAAACATCTCTGGGTGTGGACGTGGTATCTCTCGATAGTTCATCATGTAGTCTCTTGCTACCCATCCTATTAATCCTCCAACAAAAAAGAATAATAAAGATATTGGTAATACTAAAACTAAAATTGTGTCGAGAGTCATACTTCTATTTCCTATGGTAATGGTTTTACTGGTTAGTTTTTTATTACCTCCGTTTAGTATGAACTCAACCCCACGATTGATATGTTCTTTGGTTTTATTTATAGACTTCTCTTCAGTATACATTACGATATTCCATTTGTCAATTAAACCATACTCATTTCTTTTAGGTATTTAACGGTTTCAGTACATCCACCAAGATTGTCTCCATTTAAAACCACTTGAGGGAATGTAGAACCTTCTCCGAACTGTCCGTAGAAAGCATCCCGATCAAAATCTTCACCTAAATTGTAGACAACATGACTTAAGTTAGCTAACTTCATCACCTCTTTTATCTTAACACAATATGGACATCCTTCTCTACTATAGACTGTGAAATTCTGCATGTATCTAGTATAAAAAAATTATTTAGATGTGTATTATATCATACATCAATCAAAGAAGAAAATTTGGAACAGTCTAGAGTCTTCTTTGTTGGTTCCAAAATATTGTGATGCTGCATGTATATGTTGTGCATCAAAAATGAATAGTCTATTGAATACATTACCAATAGAATCTACTAACTCAAACTTAGTTCCATCATAGAATCCACCATCAAAAGCACCTTCATAATTTGCATCAGTTGTTCTCATCGCACCATCCTTAGTAGCATAGAGAGATGTTCCACAACTATATGCTGGATTGGGATGTAGATATATCATAGCAGCCCATGTCTGCCCATCATTATGAAAAACAATAGGATCTTGAGGAACACAATACTGAAACCTACCATTCATACCATGTGATTCCCATTCACGTATCTTAATACCCATGATACGTTCAAATGCTTCCTTAGTTCCTGGAACATAGAACTGTTCTTCAGTCCGTCTTCCTTTATAATATCGTAAGTCTTCTTTAAACTCTTGCTTTAATGCAAAGTCTCTAACAGCATAAGGATCTGAATAGAAATTATCAACTACCCATACAGTTTTTTGTGCTGCTCTATTAATTGATGTTACTGGTATAAATTTCATACTGTATTCTCACATGCAAG